CTTTTCGTTTCAGCGCATCTGCATCAATCAGTCTCATCCTTCTTACCTCAATTCCTCATCGCCAAAAATCGGATACAATGCTTTCATCACTGCATAAGCATCATATATATCGTTTTTACTTGTGTCTGGAGTTGGATACGCCACGATTTTACAAGCGTTTATATATTCAAACCTACATCTTTTTAATTTATCTTCATCGACAAACAGGTCTTGCTGTTCCTGTTCCAGTGCTTTAATTGCCATGTCAAGTGCTTCTCGAAATTGCTTTTCGTGTTCTAGCTTCATATACCTTGTACCATCACGAAGAAGGGACGCAGTATTCGTTAGCGTGATAATCGCTTCTTCTCTAGTCATCGGTTTTCCTCTATAATTGACAAAGCCATCTCCAGACCAGAAATGTATAGTTCACCATTATCCTGTACGAATTTGGCATGATGTTTGCCGTGTTCTCTGGTCTCTAATATACACTGCTTAATCTCTGCTATTATTTTTTCATAATCTGGCTGTGCGGATGGTAGTGCCCTAAGACATTCAATTTCTTTGCACCCGTGGACGTAGTATGTGCAGTTATGTCTCCTTTCTTTTTTTGGCGCTATCTGGCACACTTCACACTCCGCATCAATCGCCGCCTGTCTACTAATTAAATCTTTCATCATATTCTCCTCTAATTTCATGTACATACGGCAACAAGTCTAATATTCTTACAAAATCATTCCATTCATCAAGTTTATGTCCAGTTCTTTGTTTAATCATTGTCATTACATTCTCATAGTTCATTGTTATGGTTCTTTTCTGATTATAAGAAGATGGAAGCAACTGTATCATCTGCCACCACCATTTCTTATCTTTTGTTTCTAAATAACTTTTTCTACATAAATTTAAAACATCTATAGTTGCCTGTAATAAATAGCTTGGTACAATAGAACGTCCTTTATCTATTCTAACAACATAATCAATCAAATGCTCGTGACTAAAATCATCCGATTCAAATTCTTTAGCGGCAATCTTATGCATGGTACTGCATGAGTTTGTAGTAACGCCTATACGATACTGGTCCATTTCCTTCCACCAGTAAAGAGGGGCAGTAATATCCATAGCAACAAATATCTGTCGCAGATACTTCCTATGTTCAGTTCCTGCTTTATATAATTTCTGCATCAGTTTTAAGTCATTTTTTCCAAGTGTTTCTAATTCACATCCAACGTCACTCATATAAAACTGACTATCACTTTTATCCCAACTATTTAATGGATTTCTCATACCTCTGATAGCATGTTTCCAACCCCATACATCAATCTTTTCTACTTTAATCATTTACATATTCTCCAATTCTTTATATTCATTAAGATACCATTGTGCTTTATCCATATCTTCAGTACCATTCTTTCTATCTGAGCGATAAAGATATTTGAACGCATTAAGTTGACAAAATGCCATGACTTTTTCTTTCCCAAATATTTCTATCATAACATCAATACACTCATATTTTCCTGTTTCATAGTGTTTTGGATGATTTACATTATCTGTGACTTCCATAGTAATCGTACCAAAACTTAAATCATCATACATAACTCCATCTTTTCTGATAACCATGCTAAACGTCCTCCTTATCTCTATTGTTTGCTCTTTCTATATCGAATCCATCTGGATAACGATTCTTTAATTTATCTACATTCATCTGCATAATTTCATCTAAACTCCATCCGAATGATTCACACATCATAGCAACATACCAACATATATCGCCAAGTTCTTTTTTAAGATGCTCTTCGTCAAAATCAGCTTCGTGGAAAATAATCTTTTTCATTGTATCATTAAATTCGCCAACTTCTCCAGATAACCCTAAACAAGCCATCATAAAGCCACCGAAATCAATATATTCATCACCCTCTAATTTATTAAATACGAATCCAGTCTGCTCTAGTGTTATAGTAGAAGCGTTCCACAATGCTCTGCCAAGTCTTTCTGTAGATTTACCATCATTTGTTCTCATAGCTAGTTTCTGATACTCTTTCCCTGTCATTTCATTTCCTCCACTATATCTGCTAAAGCCTCTCTGTATTTTTTGCTATGTTTAATTGTATCTACTACCATATTAACAGACTGACTAATTATTTCATCCTTATACTCATTCATAACATTTCTTATTATTTGCTCTGCATCTGCTGTAAATTTTCCACTGTCCCACCCGTCTGTACGGAATAAACGATTTTTTACGCTCTTGCTTAAATCATCTGCCATCTTATTTACAGCGGCTTCCTCGATTCGATCCTTGATTGCCTTATCATCAATACTAATACCAAACTGTAAAATGTGTTCCATTACTTTCCACTTCCTCCCATTCTTGTAAGTTCCATTTCTTGTATTCTTCTACTAAGAACCTTCTTTACAGAAGATAATAATTCCTGCGCATTATCAATCTTTGATTTAAGAGTTTTATACGCCCGTGTATAACTAGCAGATACAATATACTCCTGCTGACTTGCTAACTCTGCAAGTGAATCTTTATCTGCTACAGTGCCCTTATCCTGACTTGCTCTTGCTGTGTGATACATTTCTTTATATACTGCTTTTGCTATATCGTCACGAATACCTAACTGTTCACACATACCGCCCGCAAAATAAATATAAGTAGAAAGATTAAGGCAAAAATCATCCAACTCATCTGTTGTGGGCGGGTTTTCTCCGTCTTTTAGACAATCTTTGATAAACAACACATACTTGTCAAGGTCTTTACAATAAGGCTGAATAATACTATTGACAATTTCATCTATAACGGTAGATTTTCCTTCTACATCGTCTTTTATATCATGAATTTCGTCTAATTCTTCATCTGTTAAATTAAATTTCATCTTCACTATCCCCATCTGACCAAAGTTCTTTTGGTAACGTTGTGTATAATGGCAGTTCTCTCGTGGACTTAGAACGATAATTACAGTGCATACATTCATATACCACATATGCCGGTATAGAAGCTGTAGAAATACTAATCATAAAATTTCCACATTTAGGACATAGATATTGCATTATAAGTCTCCCATCGAACCAAAATCTTTATAATCTGGTACAAACTTATTTTTAAATACTTTCAATAAACACTTACCATCTTCTGTTTTAAATGTACACTCTTTACATCTAAAAACTAAATCATAGTGGACTGTAGCATCAATACAAAACTCTTTCATAAATTGGTCAAGTAACGCAACCGCTTTTCGTTCATCATTCTGTATTCGACCTGAAAACTCTTGCCCAATTTTATGAACCTTGTTCTCGTTCGAAAACATTCAAAAATTCCTCCACATTATTCTAATTCAATCAACTGCAAATCATAATAAAAATCATAATCCAATATACTTAACATCTTACTATCCTGCATCATCCTACCTTTAAGTACGTCCGCATTATATTCAGCTATTTGACTTGTTAATGTAATCACGGCCTTATCATCATTATCAATCATTTGAGTAATTACATAGTAAGTCTGTTCATACTCTGTTAATTGCCGTTTTCTATTAATAGGTATACGAACCATGATAGCCCCTATAATCATAATAAATGTAATAGTACCAACTACGATTCCTAATATAAGTGATATCATGCCAGCGATTTCAAATACATAATTATTCAAGGCTATAAACGCCAATAAAAATAACAACACTGTTATCAAAATCATAATAAAAATTATCATTTACTAACCTCCTCTAAAAATTCCTTCATGGCATAATCAAAGAAAACTCTTTTCTTTTTTCCTTTTATCTGTATAAAGTGTGGATTTTTAAAATCAATATATTTTTCCAATTCTTCGCTTTCTTTTAACATCAAATTTACATTGATACTTTTTACCTCTGGATGATTTCGTTTTATATAGTCGAGATACCAAATTGGTATAAATGCCGTAACATCTTTATCTATCCACCAGCATATAACACCAGCAACTACACCTTCTATTTTTGATTTTTCAACTAGTCCATTCCACTGAGTATCTGTTATATTGCCATAAAATCCGTGTAGTACACCATGTTTGTCTGGCTTTGGGATACTATGAATACTCAACGTGTTACCATGTACTGATTTACATTCTATATGATATTCATAAGGT